GCGGCCCCCATCGCCTTCAGATGGGTTGCGACACGGGCGGCAAGCACATCGACCTCTTCCTCCAGCTTGGGCAGCGGCACGGCATAGCGCTCGGCCAGCCCCTTGACCCGGGTGGACAAGGCCTGCGCCACATGCGCCACCTCATCGGTCACGCGGGCCTCGATGGTGTCGAGCCACTTGTCCGCGACCACCAGTGTCTTGGCCTCGTCCTCGGTCAGCGTGCCATAGCGGTCGTGCACCATTTTCCACAGGGCATCGTCCGCCGCCTTGCGCTTCTTCTTCATGACGTCGAGCGCGGTCATGACCTTCTGGTAGGCCTCAAGCGCCTGCCGTTCATCGGCCATGTCCGGGTCGCGGCCGATCTCCTTCAGCCGGGCCTTCAGCGCTTTGACGGTGATTTTCTGCTTGTCGCCTTCGCCCTCGATCACCTCGGCCAGCAGCCCGTCCTCGCCTGCGCCTTCTTCGAGCTTTTCGGCAAGGTCCTGCTCCAGTTCCGCGATCGCCACGTCGAACGCATCGATCTCTGCCTGCTCGGCCGCGAAGAAGCGTGCAACCATCAGGCGCGCCGGAATGAGGTCCGAGGTGAACCGCCGCCGCCCGAGGACGTAATCGCCGGGCTCTGGCCAAGCGAGCTTGCCGTCCTTGTTCTTGCGCTTGACGATCTCGCGCGGCTTGGCACCGCCGACCCATCCGGTGGCAGCGATGACATAGGAATCGTCCTGCAGCGCCTCGGCCCAATAGTCCATCAGGTGCTGGTACACGTCATAGGGGTCGACCAGCGGCACCTTGCGGAAGGCTTCGAGCAGGTCCTCCGAGGTGGTTTCGATCAGCTCCTTCGGCTGATCGCCGGGAGCGAAGGCCCGGCAGGCCGCATCCGTCCTGCCCCGCCAAGCGGCGAAGGTTCCCGCGGCCGCCGCGGTAAAGGTGCGGAATTCCTCATGCTCCTCGATACCCGCCTTCACCTCTGTGATCGGGCGGGTAAGCGACAGGTAGCCGGGCCGGAGGTCTTCGAAAAGCTCACCGCGCAGCGACGGCATGACCTTCCACCAGCCTTCAAGCGCGTCGATGTCCCGTTTCGGGATGCCGCCCTGCAGATGCGCGTCGATGTCGTGGATATCCTCGGGCTCCGAGGTGTCGATGTAGCGCGCCAGGTTGAGGTTGAACGCGTTGCGCGGGTCGGCGATTTCGTCAAAGGGCACCATGCGGGCATAGCCCGGCGCGTCCGCGCCCTTGCGGTAGGTGTCGACGATGCGGTGGATGTCCTGCTCGCGCAGGCGGTTCTTGGCGCCGTCCTTGCGGAACCCCTTGGACGCGTCGATCATGAAGATCCCGCGCCGGGCGGTGGCATTTTCCTTGTCGAGAACGACGATGCAAGCCGGGATGCCCGTGCCAAAGAACAGGTTTGGCGGCAGACCGATGATCGCCTTGAGATAACCGGACTTGATCAGCGCCTCGCGCAGGTCGGCCTCGGCATTGCCACGGAACAGCACGCCATGGGGAAGAATGCAGGCGGCCTTACCGCTGCTTTTCATGGTGCGGATGATGTGCAGCAGATAGGCGTAATCGCCCTGTTTCTTGGGCGGCGCGCCCCACTCGAACCGCTTGTGCTTGTCCGTGATGGCGCCCTTGTCATCATAGCTGAAGCCGGTGCTCCACGCCTTGTCCGAGAACGGCGGATTGGCGACGACGTAATCGTAGGTACGGAGGCGTTCCCCCTCGAGGAATTTGGGGGTCGTCAGGGTGTTGCCCGCGACGATCTTTGCCGTCGGGAAGTCGTGCAGGATCATGTTCATGCGGGCGAGACCGGCGGTGGTCACGTCCTTTTCCTGGCCTTCGAGCGTGATCCGTTTACCCGCTTCCGCCGCGACCTTGAGAAGCAGCGAGCCCGATCCGCATGTCGGGTCGTATGCGGTGGTTCCGGCGACTGTGTTCTTCGGTGAGATACCGATCACCTTGGCGATGATCCGGCTGACCTCCGACGGGGTGTAGAACTGCCCCTTGCTCTTGCCGCTTTCGGTCGCGAAGTGGCGCATCAGGTATTCGTAGGCGTCGCCCAGAATATCGTCGTGGTCCGCGCGATTCTTCGCGAAATTCAGATCCGGGCTTGAGAAGATGGAAATAAGGCGACCAAGCCGGTCAACACGGTCATTGCCTTCACCAAGTTTGTTCGGATCGTTGAAGTCGGGAAAATCCGTTCGCGCCAGCATCTCGTTGGCATCAACGAGCGGCTGAATCACCTGCGTGTTGATCAGATCGCCAATATTCGGGTTTCCCGTTAGGGCCGCCATGTCATTGAAGCTCGCGCCCTTTGGAATAATGATTGGCGGCTCCAAGTCATCGCTGTCGCCGTATTTGTCAGAAACATATTTTATAAACAGCATGAACAGGACGTAGTCTTTGTATTGACTCGCATCCATTCCGCCGCGCAGCTCGTCGCATGATGCCCAGAGCGAGGAATAAAGATCTGATTTCTTAACTGCCATTTCGTCTTTTCGGCCCCATGTCGTCGAAGAAGGCCATGAGGGCTCTTCGGGTTGATTGTGATTTTACGGGCCAGAGTAGCGATCAAGGGGGCCGCCTTCCAGAGCCAACTGCCATGGAGTGGCAGTGGCTTACGTTGCGAGAACGCTGTGGCGGCTACGAATGATCGCGGTCGAGCTCGATTGCCGCGCCTTGGCTCATCCACTCCACCGGGAACGGCTCCAGCACCCGCGCCAGTGTCACCTCCGGCCGCTGCCTTCCGTCCAGGATCGCCTCAACGATGTCTGGCGCCAGCAGGGTCAGGCGCAGGACGCGGGCCATGTAGGTGAAGGCGATCCCTTCGTTCTCAGCCAGTTCGGAAATCGACGCGAACTCGCCCGACTCCAGCATCCGCTTCCAGCGGAACGCGCGGGCCAGCGCCTTGACCAGCGTGTTGTCCGTCCGCCGCGGTTGCGTGGCGCCCTCGGGCAACCGCATCTCCTTCCTCCCGCCGCGCTTCACGATCCTGAATGGGACGTGGAGAGTAACCGTCTCCGGGATCGGAGCACCGGGGGTCATGCTGCCGCCTCGATGCCACCGGCCAGCATCTCGCGGGCGAGGCCGCCGAGCCCGTCGACGCGCAGGCGGACGTTGAGCCCGTCAGAGCCGATGTCCACGCGCTCGACCAGCAGCGCTACGATGCGCGTCTGCTCGGCGGGGAACAGTTCGTCCCATAGCGGGTCGAGTTGCTGAAGGGCCGCACGGGCGTCGACCTCAGTGACGTCGTCGTCTAACGTGCGTGCCGCCTTCCACGTGCCCGCCACGATCTCGGGCTGGCGAAACACGGTGCGGAGCCGGTCGATGACGGCGGCCTCGATCTCACCGGCAGGAATCCGACCGACTGGGCATGTCCCGGCGCCATGCTTCAGGACAGTCTGGCTGACGTAATAGCGGTAGAGCCTGCCGCCCTTGCGCGTGTGGCTGGGCGAGAAGGCCGCGCCATCGGGGCCGAAGAGCAGCCCCTTCAGAAGCGCCGGCGTTTCGGCCCGTGTGCGTGCGGCCCGCTTGCGCGGGCTTTCCTTCAGGATGGCGTGGACGCGGTCCCACGTTTCGCGGTCGATGATCGCCTTGTGCTCGCCGGGGTAGCTCTCGCCCTTGTGCACCGCCTCGCCGATATAGGCGCGGTTGTTCAGCATCCGATAGAGGTATTTCTTGTCAATCCGGTTGCCGCGCGGCGTGCGGATCCCGCGTTTCGCGACCTCTCGGGCAAGTTCCGTACCCGATCCGATCTCGAGGAAGCGGGCGAAGATCCAGCGGACATGCTCGGCGCGCTCGTCGTCGACGACCAGCTTCCGGTTCTCGACGCGGTAGCCGTAGGGCGGGACGCCGCCCATCCATATCCCCTTCTTGCGGGAGGCCGCGACCTTGTCGCGGATGCGTTCGGCCGTCACTTCGCGCTCGAACTGGGCGAAGCTGAGCAGGATGTTCAGCGTTAGCCGCCCCATGGACGTGGTCGTGTTGAAAGATTGAGTGACCGAGACGAAGGTCACGCCGTTCCGGTCGAACACCTCGACCAGCTTGGCGAAGTCCGCGAGCGAGCGCGACAGGCGGTCGATCTTGTAGACCACCACCACGTCGACCAGCCCGTCCTCGATATCGGCAATCAGGCGTTTCAGGCCGGGCCGCTCCAGCGTGCCGCCGGAGATGCCGCCATCGTCATAGCGGTCGCGCACGAGCACCCAGCCCTCGGAGCGCTGGCTGGCGATATAGGCCTCGCAGGCCTCACGCTGGGCATCGAGCGAGTTGAACTCCTGCTCCAGCCCTTCCTCGGAAGACTTGCGCGTGTAGATCGCGCAGCGCTGCTTGCGTACGATGGGCTTGGTCATGTCCGCGCCCTCCGGTTCTTCAGCCCGAAGAAGGTCCAGCCGTTCCACCGCGTGCCGGTGATGGCCCGCGCGATGGCCGACAGCGACTTGTACGGCCGACCTTGCCACTCGAAGCCGTCGGTGGTGACGGTGACGACCTGCTCGACACCCTGCCATTCGCGCAGCAGCCGCGTGCCGGTGATCGGGCGGTCACGGTCGGCGCGCATGCCGCGCTTCTTCCTGTCGCCGCCGTCCAGTTCCTCGCCGAGCCGTTCGAGGCGCCGGATCGTGTCGGGTTTGAGCCCGCCATAGGCAAGTTCCTGGATGCGGTAGGCCAAGCGGCTTTCCAGGTAGCGGCGATTGAACGGCGGCGGCTCGCTGTCGAACAGGTCGCGCCACTGCTTTTTCAGGTCAGGCGTCGGCGTGGTCTTGAGCGCGGCCAGGCGCGCTGGGATGGGATCGGGCTTGTTCATGCATTTCTCCGGTGAGTTGGAGTTGCATGACGGCATTGGTCGGGCGGATAGTGTAGGCGACGTTCTCCGGTACCGTCAGATACTTCGCCCGCCTCGCGCATCCGCAACCGAACCAATCCGAGCGCCAGCAGGCTGCACAGTTCGGCGCGTCGCTCGGCGGCCGTCATCTGGTCGGGAGGCAGGGGATTGGGGCGTTTCATGGAGGGCGGGTCCGTGATGTCTCGCCCTTCTCCTACTCATCGCATTCGCGAACCGTCCCACGAGGTCCGGAAAGGCGCGGGTAGAGCCGCCTCGGACTCGACTCCCGGTTGTCCGGTCGGGTAGAACATAATCAGAACATGTCCGGCATTAGCGAGGTGAAAAAATGGGTTCAGACCTCAAGAAATTCGTCAATCCAAAATTCCTGAAGACAATCGATCTTGGCCTCATCAAGGAACTCTTTGCACGGCACTTCGAGCCGAAGGACGTGCCAATCGATTTCGATGGCGAAGATTCAGATGTCCGATCTGCGCTCGCGAAGCATTTCGAGGCGGCCGTCACCGCCTGGAACGAGGGCATGGTGGCCGATCTCCACCGGGTGGCAGACCTCGGAAGCAACGAGGGCATGCAGATCATCCTGAACGAGGCGCGGCGGCAGGGGGTGGTGCTCTATCCCGATCCCGAGCCGGACGAGAAGGAATCTGCGCCAGCCAGACACGACCCGAAGCATGTCGCGCTGCACACCTACCTGCATCACAAGAGCGTCTTCGAGGCGGCGGCCGACTTCCATGCCCTGCGGACCCCGACAGCACTGGCCGAGTTCCGAGGGCCGGAGCGCGACGTCAGCGCCGACCTGACGCCGGAGATCATCGACGCCTTCAAGGTCGCGGCGATGAAGCTCTTCGCTCGTGATCTCCAGGGTGAGTATTGCCGCCTCGGTCCCTACGAGGAGGACGGCGAGATCAACCTCGTCGTCAGCCACGGCGCCCCGGTCGCGACGACACCCGTGGTGGACGGCGACAAGGAAAAGATCATCCCGCTGCGCGCCGTGAAATACGCCACGCTGCGCTACTCGCCGGCAGAGGCGCGGTTGTTCATCGGCGGGGTCGTGAAGGCCCAGCAAGCGGATCTCGCCGAGATCTTCGCCAAGCACGTCCTTGGCCGTCCCGGCTTCTTCTCGGGCAAGGATGCCCGCGATCTCTATACCCTCGAACCGATCAGCGAGGCCGGCCCCGACTTCGCTTTCGATCATCGCTACGACGACCGCATCCTCGACGTGCGGATCGTGGCCGCCGCCGCCGACCATTTCGAGTGGGACGAGGACGAGGCGAAATGGCGGTACGTCCGGACCTGGGAATCGAAGGACGCAGCCGGCGCGCTGCGGCACTTCAAGGGCAGCGAGGTGAAGTTCGGCAAAGGCTGGCGGCTCGGCGAGATCTCGTTCCGCGTCTTCTTCAAGTCGGAGGGCAAGCGGCCTGCGCAGGTTACCGTGAAGCTGAAACCGCCGGGGACGCTCGCTTTCCGCCGCACGCGGTTCGAGAAGGCGATCCACACGTTGATCGCGCGCCACGGGCTGGAGAAAGACCGCGATGCTGGCATGGTTGTGGACGCGGCTGAGTGACGGCGGCCCGCAGGTCTCGATCTCGGGCCCGGCGCTGCGCCGATTTCCCGAGCGCGAGGTCGAGCGCCTGCTGAGGAAGCGCGTGCTGATCGAGCATCCGAAGGCGGACAGCTGGTCGGTCTGTGCGCATTGCGACTGCGGTCTCGACGTTCGCCCGATCCGGCAGATCGGCGACGAACTGCGCGCATGCTGTCCACACGATGCGGCCGAGGACGTTGTCCTCGAGGATGGCGACCTGACGCGGTTCGGCGTCGATGCCAGCCGGCTTGCAGCGCAGATCGGCACGAGTGGCGGTCTCGCCGGCGCGGTCTCGGCGGTCGTGGATGGGGTCTGGATGATCGGCTCCTGGCCTGCCGGTCGGGTGCTCATGCTGTGCGACAGCGCGGACCGGTTGGAGCCGCCGGGCGCGATCCTCGCGCTGAAATCCGCGGCGGCGCCGCGGCCGCTGACGGTCATCGCGAAGGAGCCGGAGCCGGCACTGGTGCTGCGGCTGCGCGAGGCCGGGATTGAGGTCCGGGCGCTTGCCGACGTGATCAAGGCAGATCGGGAGGGCGTCGACCGCCTTATCCTCGACGACGGGCGCATACCGACCGGCGGAGTAAGGCTCGTCCTGCATCGCCAAGGGCAGTTCGCGGTGCTGGACGGTCGCCGCCTCGATCTTCCCCCGCAGATGTTCGCTCTCTTCAGAATGCTTGTCGAACGGTCGGTGCAGCGCGACCCCGTGCTCAAGGCGCAGGAGATCGAGGCGCAGTTTCAGCGAACACCGCGAGAGATCGTCCGGGACCTGCGCAGGGCCCTCGTCACCTGCGGGCTCACGGAAAAGGAGGTCGAAACGCTCGTGGGGACCGTCCGGTCGCGCGGGTACCGCCTTGGCCTCGCGCCGTCAGAGGTCGTCATAGAGGACTGAGTGCCGTCGGTCACACACCCGGCACACATCAAACACACGCCAATCACACCGGCGGCCCGGCGGAGGCCGGCAGTCTCGGAGCATCAGAAACGATGTTCCGAGGCTTTGACCGATGTATCCCCCGATTTCCCGCTCCGACCTTGCCACGCTGATTGACGAGACCGACCTCGCGGCCCGGCGTCTGCACCGCAAGCTGGTGCTCCCCGCAGCCGATCTCGACGATCTTCGCCAGGATCTTCTGGTCGACCTGATCTGCCGGCTGCCGGGCTTCGACAAGCGCCGCGGCACCATCGGCGCCTTTGCCAACATCGTTCTCCGCAACCAGTGCTCGCGCATCGCGATCCGGCACCACCGGCAGCGCCGAGCGCAGGGCGGCACGATGCTCTCCCTCGACGCCCCGGCAGCTGGCTCGGTCGAACCGCTGGGCTGCCTGTTGGCGGAGACGGACGGGCTGGCCGCCTGGCACGGCCAGGATCGTTGCGCCGCGGCGGACGTCGAGACCCGCCACGATCTCGCCCGGGCGCTCGCCGACCTGCCGGAGGAAGTCCGCGGGCTCTGCGCCGCGCTCGGCACCTGCGCCGTCGCCGACCTCGTCGGCCGCGAAGGCATCTCCCGTTCCGCCTTCTACCGCCGCCTCGCACGCCTCCGGCTCGATCTCGCCATGCGCGGGCTCGGGGGGCGGTGGGACGGTTCGGAAGCCGCGTGAGTAGAGGGAGGACATGGAGATGCTCGTCATGCCCCCCACCGCTTTCACCCCGGCGCGGCCCCGGCCGCTGACCGACATCGAGTTCTGCGCCTGGATCGGACAGGCGATGCCCGGCGACCGGCTGGAATACCACCGCGGGTTCCTCGGGATCGACACGACGGCCGTGATCTCGACGCTGCCGGAACCGGACCGCCGCAGGCTGGCCGCGCTGGCGGGCGCCGCGCACCGGGCCTTCGAGGCGGGCCTCGTCCACCTCGTCCAGGTGCGGCTCGGTCCGGACCGCTTCGCCTATCTCGCCATCGCCCGGACCAGGCCGCGCCGCACGCCCGTGCCGCTCGCCCGCCTCCTCGAAGACGCCGAGGCCGCCTGATGGCCGTTCCGTTTCCCTCCGTTGGAGTTCCCGCCATGCCGCACCCCGACAACGCCCCAGAATTCGACGACCTCGAACGCCTTGCCCTCGGCGACATCGCGGCGCTGCCGCCTGAGATGCTGCTGGATCTGCAGACGACGGCGCTCGCCGAGACCGCCCGCGTGAAGCGGCTGCGGGACCGGCTCGAGGCCGGCATCGCGCAGCGCTACGAGGCCGTCGTCGCGGCCGAGCGGGCTGCGCAGGGCAAGACCAGCGGCACGGTGCGGGTCGAGGACGAGGGCGTCGTGATCGTCGCGGACCTGCCGAAGAAGATTTCCTGGGATCAGGACCGGCTTGCCGCCATGGCCGAGCGCATCCGCGCCGCCGGCGACGACCCGACCGAGTATCTCGAGATCGCCTACCGCGTGCCCGAGCGGCGTTTCGGCGCCTGGCCCGCGGCGATGCGCGAGGGCTTCGCGGACGCGCGCAGCGAGACCACCGGCAAACCTGTCTTCCGGCTCGAGGCTCGAGACCGGTGACGCGCGGCGGCGGGACGCCCGGTCGGCAACGCCGGGCAGGTTCCCCTTCGGCACCCGGTCACCCCCGCCGCCGCGCCCTCTGAATTCACACCCCGGAGAACCCCATGGCCTTCCGCATCATCACCGCCGACGAACGGCTCTCGGCCGCCGAGAACAAGACGTCCCTCGCCATCTTCGGTCCGCCCGGCGTCGGCAAGACAACGCTCCTGAAATCGCTGCCCGCCGAGGACACAGTCTGTCTCGATCTCGAGGCCGGTATGAAATCGGTGCAGGACTGGCGCGGGGACTCGATCCCGGTGCGCAGCTTCACCGATTTCCGCGACCTCGCCGTGCTGATCGGCGGCCACGATCCGGCCCAGCATCCGAAGTCCTGGTACGGCGCCGAGTATCACGCCTGGCTGCAGCAGCAGTATCTCGGCACGGGCATCGAGGACTTCCTCGCCCGCAAGCGGATCGTCTTCGTCGACTCGATCACCGACCTGACGCGTCAGGCCATGGCCTATGCCCGCCAGCAGCCGGAGGCCTTTTCCGAGCGGACCGGGAAGCCCGATGTCCGTGGCGCCTACGGGCTGCTCGGCCGCGAGGTGATCCAGGCGCTGAAGCATCTGCAGCACGCCCGCGGCAAGACGGTGATCTTCGTCGGCGTGCTCGAGAAGGTGACCGACGAATTCGGCGCGACGACCTGGCAGCCGCAGATGGAGGGCACGAAGGCCGGGCGCGAGTTGCCGGGCATCGTCGATCAGGTCGTCTCCATGCAGCTCTTCGGCCGCGACGCCAAGGGCGACTGGACCCTCGACGAGACCTCCGCCGAGCGCCGGCTCGTCTGCCGTTCCGGCAACCCCTGGGGCCTTCCCGCCAAGGACCGCTCCGGTCGTCTCGATGTGACCGAGGCGCCCGATCTCGGCGCGCTGATCGCGAAGATCGACGGCCGCGCACCCGCACATCCCGCCAATCCCTCCTGATCCTGACGCAAAGGACAAACCCATGAGTTTCGATCTCAACGACGCCCAGCCGCAGATGGCCCCCATCGGCGAGCTGATCCCCGACGGCACCTTCGCCAAGGTCCGTCTGACCGTGCGCCCCGGCGGCGTCGACGGCGCCACGCCGATGGACGCCAGGCTCCTGAAGGCCTCGCAGTCGAGCGACGCGAAGATGCTGGACTGCGAGTTCACCATCCTCGAGGGTCCGCACGCCCGGCGGAAGTTCTGGCAGAGCTTCACCGTGGCGGGCGGCAAGGTCGACGAGAAGGGGCAGTCGATCGGCTGGAAGATCTCGAAGTCCACCTTTCGGGCGATGGTCGACAGCGCTCTCGGGCTCGATCCCAGGGACGAGAGCCCCGACGCCAAGGCCAAGCGTGTGCTGCCCGGGCTCAAGCATCTCGACGGCATCGTCTTCGCCGCGCGCATCATGGTGGAGCCCGCCTCCAACCCGCAGTACCGCGACCAGAACCGGATCGCGAACGTCGTTCTGCCCGACGAGCCGCAGCATGCACCGATCATGCGCGGCGAAGCCGTTCCCCCCGAGCCCGTTAACGCCCCGCCGCGCAAGGCCGCGAGCGCGCCGGCGCCGGGCTGGCAGGCGCCCACGCCGGCATGGGGTGCACAGCCGCAAGCCCCGGCGGCGGCTCCGGCCTGGGGCGCGCCGGCGCCGGCCCCGCAGCAGCCCACACAGCAGCAGCCCGCCCAGCAGCCGCCCGCGTCCCCGCCGTCCGCGCCGGGCGGAGCGCCGGTGACCGGCATGCCCGCCTGGCTCAATGGCTGAGGCGCAGTCGGCAGCGCGGCGGCGGAGGTCAAACCGGCCTTCGCCGCCGCCCGAGGCCCGGCGCGATCCTGCCGGACCGATGACCCCGGATGAATGGCAGGCGCATGTGACGCGCGAGGCGGCGTTGGAGATCGGACGATGGCTCGAGGCCCGAGGAAGACTGCACGCCCCCATCGCAAGCCTCAGCCTCGGCGACCTCGAAGCCATGGCCAGCAACGCGATCTCCCGCTGGATCGTGCTCCAGTCCGAAAAGCTCCAGAGGGCGGGTTGGCCGCCCGAGGACCCGATCGGGAGCTTCTTGCTCGGGTAGCGCTCTGCGCCGTCTGCGCCCGAGAGGCGCGCGGCTTCGGCTACTGCCACGGCCTCCGCTGGGATCGCCACCCTTACCACCGCTTCTGCTCGCGCCGCTGTCAGGACGTGGGCAGCGCCATCGCCCAAAGGAACAACGGTATGATCGACAAGACCGCGCGCGAGGCCCGTGCGATCCGCGATGCGCGGACGCTCTTCGCCGAAGCGCTCACCGACCTCGGGCTCATGGAGCCCTTCTTTCACCGCAGCGCCGAGGACATCGACCGCCTGATCGAGGCGGCGGTCACCGGCTACATCGACAGCATGCAGGACCAGGCCGCGCGCAAGGAGCGCACCGGCACGGGCCTCGACGACCCTCTGCCATTCTAATCGGAGGGCGAAATGACCAACGGTGAAATCTGGAGAACCGTCCCGAGCGTCCCCGATGTGCTGGTGAGCAGCGAGGGGCGCGTGATGCTCGCGCCATATCGCGGTCCGATGCCCAAGGGCGGCGAACGATCCTACGGTGGCACGCCGACCTTCGGCGTGTGGAACAAGCAAGATGCCCGCTTCATCATCGTGGTGCGCGGAACGACCTACAAGGTCGCGAGGCTCGTCGCGGAGGCATTCCACGGATCCGCGCCATTCGACCGCGCCGTCGTCATGCATCTCGACGAGAACGCCGCGAACAATCGCGCCGACAACCTCGCCTGGGGAACGCAGCGCGAAAATCTGAACGCGCCCGGTTTCCTCGAGTACTGCCGCGGGAGGACCGGAGATCGTCATCCCGTCGCCGTCGGCAAGCGCCGGAGGGCGCGGCGATGATCGACCTGAACGACGACACCGCGTTTTGCAGCTGGAGGCACCTGCTCGAGGCGGCCACCGAGAACGCCGTCACCGATTTCGAGATCGAGTTCTGCGACAGCCTCCGCGAGAAGCTCGCGCGGTTCGGCGACAGCGCCCGGCTGACGGACGCGCAGTTCCACAAGCTGACCTGCATCGCGCAGGCCGGCGGGTTCTGGGAGCGCGAGAGATGATCGACCTCAACCATGGCTCGGGCTTCCTCTACGGCGCAGGCGCGCCGCGCCCGCCCATTGCCGAAGCCGTGTCCGCCGCCATCGACACGGCGCTGTCCGCGCGCCACCGCGCAGAGCGTCCGCGCACCTATGTCAGCTCCTCGGGTCTCGGCCGCGACTGCCTGCGCCAGATCCAGTACGACTTCCTCGCGGTGCCGAAAGACGAGGGCCAGGAGTTCGCGCCGCGCACGCTGCGCATCTTCGAGGCGGGCCACCGGGCCGAGGACATCGTCGCAGGCTGGTTCCGGATCGCCGGGTTCGACCTGCGCACCGAACGACCCGATGGACGCCAGTTCGGGTTTGAGGCCCTCGGCGGCCGCTTCAAGGGCCATATCGACGGCTGCCTTGTCTCCGGCCCAGTCGCGATGGACTATCCCGCGCTCTGGGAAAACAAGGCGCTCGGCGCGGCCAGCTGGAAGGACGTGGTCAAGCGCGGCGTCAGCCTCGCGCGCCCCGTCTACGCTGCCCAGATCGCGCTCTATCAGGCTTACATGGAGCTGCCGGCCCCGGCGCTCTTCACCGCATTGAACCGCGACACGATGGAATTGCACGCCGAGCTCGTGCCCTTCGACGTGCGTCTCGCGCAGGAGATGTCGGACCGCGCCGTCGCCGTGGTGCGGGCCTCCGAGGCCGGGGAATGGCTGCCGCGCGCCGCCGCAGAGCCCATCGCAGTCCTCTGCCGCGGCGGCACGGCGGCCGGCAAGTGGCACGCGCCCTGTGCTTGGGCGGGTCGGTGCTGGGGTGAGCGGTCATGATCCCTGATGCCTATGAGCTCAAGCGGATCGTGCGCGCGCATCGCGAGCGGTTCTGGTGCTCCGACCTGCTCGGAGCGGCGGAGTTCGCGCCGATCTATTTCTTCGACGATCAGGCGGCCTTCGATGGCGACAGCGTCGACCGCGCGATGACCCGGGTTTTTACCGGCCCGCTTCGGCTGCCGCACCCGTCCGTGATCTTCGAGGTGCGCGAGCAGCGCGCGGCCCCCTCGGGCCTGATCGTCTGCGCCCGTGCCGACGGCGACATCGTCGAGGCCACGTTCCTCATGCGCCAGCGGGCACCGCGCGGCTGGACGGATTGCCTCGTGCGGATCTGGATGCATCCGGACGGCAAGGCGGAGATCGAGGGCAACCCGGCCGAGCGACACGACGAGACGGTCCGTGGTCACGGCGAAGTCGCCGCCGGCATCGTCTGGCGCGCGCTGACCATCCTCGGCGCCTCACCTGAAATCCGCGACCGCAAGGTGTCGCTCGCGAAACGGTCCCGCCTGTCCCGCGAGGGCGTGCGCGGATGGGTCTGGCGCCAGGTCGCCATCGATCCGGCGCGCCTGTTGGCGGCGACGCCGCCGCAGGGCGGCAGCCACGCAAGCCCGCGCTGGCACATCCGCCGCGGTCACTGGCGGCAGCTCGCCGACGGGCGCCGGGTCTTCGTCCGCCAGTGCGAGGTGGGCGATCCGACCCGCGGCGGGATCGTCAAGGATTACGCAGTGGAGATACCCCAACAATGACCGAGTTCACCCCCTCCGCCACGCAGGCCGCCGCGATCCGCGAGATCAAGGAGTGGTTCGAGACCCGCACCGAGCAGCAGCAGGTATTCCGCCTCTTCGGCTATGCCGGGTCCGGCAAGACTACAGTGCTGAAGTTCGCGCTCGACGAACTCGGGCTCTCGCCCCACCGCAGCGCGAAGGACGGCACCTGCGTGCCGGGTGTGGTCACCGCCACCTTCACCGGCAAGGCGGCGCTGGTGCTGACCCGCAAGGGCACGCCCGCCCGCACCATTCACAGCCTGATCTATTCGGTGATCGAGGCCACAGAAGCGGAAATCGAGGCCGCAGCGCAGAAGGTCCGAGAGGCCGAGACCGCTGCACGGCGCCTCACCGGATTTGACCGCACTACGGCCGATGCCGCAATCGAGGCGATGCGCCAGGGGCTCTCGGCGATGAAGCACCCGCGCTTCGCCCTGAACCCGCAGAGCGATGCCGCGGACGCCCGGCTGATCGTGCTCGACGAGGTGTCGATGGTCGGCGAGGAAATGGCGCGCGACCTGATGAGCTTCGGCAAACCGATCCTCGTCCTCGGGGATCCAGGTCAGCTGCCGCCGATCCGGGGCGAAGGCGCCTTCACCCGCGACGAACCGGACGTGATGCTGACAGAGATCCACCGCCAGGCGGCAGAGAGCGCGATCATCCGCCTCGCCACCATGGCGCGCGAGGGACGGCCCATCGGCTTCGGCGTCTACGACGATCATGTCGCCAAGCTCCGCAAGGGCGACATCACGCCGGAACAGGCCCTGCGCGGCGGCCAGCTGATCTGCGGGCTGAACGCCACGCGGCTGCAGATCAACAACGCCATGCGCGCGGCCGCGGGGCTCGGCGGGACCTGGCTGCCCACGGGGCCGGCCGAGAAGATCATCTGCCTGAAGAACCAGAACGATCTGGGCCTGATCAACGGGATGTTCGTGACGCTCGAAGACATCGTCGACGAGGGCAGCCTCTACTTCTCCGCCGTCGTCCATGACGAGGACGGGCGCCACATCGGCGAGCCCTATGAGGACGGGCGTCCGGGCCGGCTGCGCATCTACAAGGGCCACTTCGAGGACCACGTCGCCTACGACGACAAGCGCCACGACCGCGACTACAAGGAGAAGCGCCTGCTGACCGAGGCGACCTTCGGCTGGGCGATCACGGCGCACAAGGCGCAGGGCTCGCAGTGGGAGAACGTGATCGTCTGGGACGACGGGCTCGGCCGCAGCGAGATCGACCGGCGCCGCTGGCTCTACACCGCGATCACCCGGGCCGAGCGCGGGCTCGTCCTTCTGGCCTGAGGGGCGCGATGATCGACCTCAACGACATCGCGGTCCCGAAGACCCGGCACGATCTGGCGGCCGTGAAGGAGCGGCTCGCCTGCACGGCCGCCGACTGGCTGCCGGGGCTCTTTCCCGAGGCCCGGCTCGCGCGGGACCGTCGATCCTTGCGCTGCGCCGATCTCTCCGGGCGCCCGCCGCGCAAGGAGGGCTCCTGCACCATCCATCTCGACGGGCCCTATGCAGGCTGGGGCTTCGACTACGCCACCGGCGAGCGGGCCGGTCCCATCGACCTGATCGCGCAGGCGACCGGACTCTGCGACGGCGCGCTCTTCGACGAGGCGGCGCGGCTCGCGGGGATGGAACACCCTGCGTTGCGGACAGCGCCGGCGTCGCCGGTGCGCGCGCGGCCCAACCACTCGGCCGAGATTGCGCGCCTCGTCGGCGGGGCCGTTCCGATCGAAGGCACGCCGGGCGAGACCTATCTGCGGGCCCGCGGGCTGTCGGTTCCCGGCTCGCCCGACCTGCTGTTCCACCCCGATCTTCCGGACTTCGACAGTTGCCGCGGCTGGCCCGGCCTGATCGCGATCCTGCGGCTGTCGAACGGGGAGCGCGCGCCGGGCATCCACCGCACCTTCCTGCTCGACGACGGCAGCGCGAAGGCGCCTCCCGGCAAGAAGATGCTCGGCAGCGTGAAGGACGCCGTGGTTCGCCTGTTCCCGATGCCGGGGGACGGACACATCGGCATTGCCGAGGGCATCGAGACCGCGCTCGCCGCGCACGCGCTCTACGGCACACCGGTCTGGGCGGCGCTGTCGGCCGACGGACTGGCGCGGTTCCAGTGGCCCGAGGGCGCCCGCCGCGTCACCATCTACGCCGATGCAGGCGACGCCGGTCGCCAGGCGGCCGCGACGCTTTCGGACCGCTTGAACCGGGCGGACATCCCGAACGAGATCGTTGCGCCGCTCCATGGCGACGATTTCAACGACGACCTGCTGCGCGGCGCCCGCGCCAAGGATTACACGCGCCCGGCAGAAGCGACAGCGGGTAGGAAGGCCGCGGATGCGGTCGACCCGGAGACGGCCACACCCATCGTTGCGTCCGCCGACGATCCCGCGACCTTGATCGCTGCGGCCGAGGCGCTGACCAACCCGCCCGAGTTCGAAGCGCTGTCCACTCTGCTCGGGCGCATCGCGCTTGCAAAGCTCGACCCGCTGCCCGAACGGCAGGTCATCGCGGGGATCAAGTCCGCGACCGGCATCGGCATATCGGTCCTGACCCAGCAGCTGGCCGAGCTCCGCCGCCGCGTGAACGCCACCGGCGACCCGCACGCGCCGATCCCGAAACCTGCCTGGTTCAGGCGCCTCCGGCTCGACCTCGCGGGGGCACCCGAGCGCAACGAGGCCAATGTCATCGTGGCTCTGACATCCGATCCTGCCTTCGCCGGCGTTCTCGCTTTCGACGAGTTCGGGCAGGAGATCGTGGTGCGCCAGCCGCTGCCGTGGGATTGTGCCATCGCGTCCCTCCCGCGCCCCTGGGAGGACGCCGACGACATCCGCACCGCCGAATGGCTGCAGCTGCGCGGCATCAACGTGGCGCCGGTGGTCGTCAGCCGCGCCGTCGGCGCCGTTGCCCGCGAGCTGCGCATCCATCCCGTCCGCGACTGGCTCGACACCCTGAATTGGGATGGCACGCCCCGGATCGAGACCTGGACCAGCGCCTATCTCGGCGCGGAACCCACCGCGTTCCATCACACCATCGGCGCGCTCTGGCTGATCTCGGCCGTCGCCCGCATCTACCGCCCCGGCGTGAAAGCCGACCACATGCTGATCCTCGAGGGGCCGCAGGGCGCGCGCAAATCCACCGCGATCAAGGTGCTGGCCGGCGAGGAATGGTTCACCGACGAGCTGCCCGAGCTCGGGTCGAAGGACGCGGCCCTGCACATGCAGGGCGTCTGGATCGTGGAAATCGCCGAACTGGACGCCATTGGTCGCGCCGAGGTCTCGCGCATCAAGGCGTTCCTGACCCGCACCACCGACCGCTTCCGCCCGCCCTATGGCCGCTATACCGTCGAGGTGCCGCGCCAGTGCGTGTTCGCAGGCACGGTGAACCCCGACACCTATCTGCGCGACGAGACCGGCAACCGCCGGTTCTGGCCGCTCCGCTGCGGGACCATCGACATCGCGGCGCTCGCCCGCGACCGGGACCAGCTCTGGGCCGAGGCG